GGAATTACTTTATGGACTGGCCAAAGGACGAACGTCGTCCAATCGAGAAAGTAGCAATCGGAAAAACCAGATTGTTTAACATTCATACCGTTGCTTGGCTCATCGTGTGTAAAAAACACTTTGGTGCCTTTAGCGCGGCATTTATGAAAGCTCGATTTCGAATTGGTTCAGCACTGGGCATGAATATGCACGGCCCAGAAGTCACGCAGCTCGTGGACACTCTCCTAGAAGTCGGCAATAACATCAGCGATGGAGATGTCGAGAAATGGGATGGAGGATATGACTACGAGACCGCCTATGATATTGTTTGGGTCGCTACTAACTGGCTCAAACACTATCTTACTCAATGCGACTACTACGAGACGATGACAGTTGGATTGTCCTTGATTTGGAGAGTACATATTTGTGGACGGGTTGTCTACATTTGCACCATCGGAATGCCATCAGGGCACTTTCTCACAGCAGTCGGCAATACTGGAGGACACATTCTTCGGAATTTGCGAGTGTTTCTCGAGTGTATTCGGAATGTCCTTGATAGGATGGTTGCACAAGGGAGACCTAAGGAAGAGATTTTGGAGTGGCTCAAACTACTCCAGTTACCTACGCTACGCGAACACCTTCGATATGTTATCGGAGGGGATGACCAACTTCAGAGCGTTAGCGATTATATTGCAGCAGAAATCTCACCTACAGACATAGCTGATGTCTGGAAGTCCCATGGAATTGGATTTATACCGCCACAAAAGCAGGCGGGACTAGGTTTTGGCGATTGGAGTGACATTGAACACGTGCAGTTCTTCAAATGTCGATTTAACCTAGATACAGAGATCGGAAATCGCTGGCACATGGCGATGGAACTTCTCCCGACTAAGGAACTTATTAACTGGGTTCGGACGGGAGCTACACCTTATGATGCTCTACAATCCAATATACGCGATTTTCAGCATTTCGCGTATGCACATGGGAGGAAAGTCTTTGAGGAGGTGACGCAGGAGGTGCAAATAGCCGCTGAAGAAAAGCGGCTTTACTTCAACTACGCCACATTCGAGGACTTCGACTATGAGTGGAGATACGAACACGAACTCACCGGGTTCAGTGTCCCACTCATTCCTCAACAATAACAACAATATACTCAATAGAGATTCGGCATTGTGTCGGAACCCTCTTCTTTTTAACGGGACAGCTTAATCATATTTAAAGTGTCGTTCCTAAATGATTATGGAGAAGAGGACCTACGCGCCATGTAAGACCGATTTCAAGAGACACTAAGATAAGATAGGCTAAACTAGACTTGTTATTGCGGACCTTAGGTACGCCCGCTTCTCGCGGAAACATCAAATCTTTTTAATTCTAGGTACTTTAGAGGAGAGAAACTACTGGTTCTTTAAGATAGTAAAGTGATGATTAAAATAGGCAGATAAACCGATTTAATGATTTTCAGGGAAACCCGGGGCTTAAGGGTTGTAATTATAATGCTTGTATTATACTACAAAAAAAAAAAAAAAAAAAAAAAAAAACAACAC